TGCGGATCTACTAAATGAACTGTTAACCTGTACGTAAGGAGATTTAATTAGAATCTGTCCATCTGGATCAAGTACCTGTGCAAAGCCACCATGTCCCTGCATACTTGTGTTCATGATTCTGTTTGAATCATTCATCATAAACACATCAATGTCTAAGTTGTTCTTAGGTGGATTGTAACTACTATCAAACGCAAATACTACACATGCAATCAATGCATCTGAATTTGTTTGTACTCCTGCTTCTGATACTGCTGTTGCAGTTGTATTCTGTGTTACGGTACTTTGTAAACTTGCCCCAAATGCTGTTTTAGCAAATACACTTGGAGTAATTGTTTTAATAATATTAATTGCCGCTGTAGTTTGTGCTTCTTGTCCTGCTACTGCACCTGAATAGTATGCCGCCTGCATTGCAAGTGTTTCTACTCTACCGCCTAATGGATTTTTTAGATCAGCAACATGAGCATCTAAAATTAATCCTGTATCTCTACGACATTTAACTTCGTTGTAATTAAAGCCGCTCCATATACCTGCGCCGATTGCACGTTGTGCTTCAATCCAAGCAATGACTTCTTCAACAATAAACTCTTTGTTTAGTCCTAATAACTCTGCCGCATTAGGGAAGTTACCTGGATTAGTAGAAGCATCTGATCCAATGTTAACTGGTAACGTTGGATTTGCTGTGTAATGATATCCATATCTTGGATCTACCAAGTCAGGCATAACACTTAGACCGTTAGTAATAACATTCTCAATGCTCTGCATCAATGTTGTTACTCTTGCAGTTTGTCCTGCTTCAGTTACACTTAATCCTGTTGTTTGTGATGTAATAGATTGTAATGGTGTATAAGATGCTTGTGGTAAGATACTGTTAACTACAAGACCTCTTGTAAACGCAAGAGCCGCCGCTGTTTGTGCTTCTTGTCCTGGAACTAAACTAACTGCACCGTTATAATATTTTCCAGCGTTTAAGTAAGTTTTAGCATTACCATTGTACTTGATATCGTGTGCAATACCTTCTAAAATTAATCCTGTGTCTCTTTCACACTTGGCTTTATTATATACAAATGATCCTCCAAATGGTGAAATGCTACCTGCCACTTGTGCATCAATGAATGCAATAGTTTCGTCTTTAATAAATTCTTTGTTTGCTTTGATAATTGCTACAGCATTTAGATTCTGTATAGGAATTAGATCTAAGCCATCAAACTCTGCATCTCTAAAGAAGTATGTATTAATCCATTTAGATTGTGAACCTCTTGGCTTTGGTCTAATAATTGTACGTCTAAAGTCTGTACCTTTAATAGAACAGTTAGCAGGAAGTTTAATTGGATAATCTTCTTCGTAAATTCCTGATTCAATATGAATACAAATTTGTGTTTTAATTGCAAAGTTACCGTATTCAAATTTTTCTTGTGTACTAAACAGTTTAGGTTCAATTAAGAATACACGTAACTCGTCTGTTGCCGCGCCTCTTGTATATTTTACAATTCTACCTAATGCACCTGTTGTCTTACCTCTTAAAATTTTACCTGGAAGTATATCAACGTTTGATGCCGCACCTTGGTCAACATAACCTTGGCCGCCATTGTCAACTGTTAGGGTTACTGTTGAACCTTCAATGAGTGTAGTTGTATCAAGTACACTTAACCCATTGTCAATAATATTTGTAATAATATCAATTTTACCAAGCACAGCATTTCTAACTGATGATGTAACAACTTGTGATCCGTCAGTAAATTGTGTAATACCATCTGTATTTCTTATAGGGCTAACTGTACCGTTCTGTAAGATAGTATTAATAATCGTTTTACCGTAGTTAATACCTGCAAGTGTTTCTGTTTTTTGTGTTGTTCTTGCAATTTGTCCTGATACAGAACTAAAGTATCTTTTACCAGCAAGTATTGCCTGCGAGTTAGCATTTAGTCCTTGTTCAATATCAATAGCCAAACCTTGTGTAATAAGACCCATGTCCCTTTCACAAGTTGCTTCGTTGTATTGGAAAGTAGGAAATGTTGCATTAACGTATGATACTATTTCTTTCTTAATGAATGATAAGTTTGCTCTAAGTAGCGTTGCCGCCGGAACACCTGCAGTATGTGGAGATGTAATTGCTTGTGTTGTAATACTACTGTCAGCCGCACCGTTGTTATATGTAACTGTTTGTACATAAGCACCTGGCTCTAACGGTGATGTTTCAATTAGTTCTTCTGCTTTCTCAGCCGCTTTACCAATTGACTTGTAAGCAAATTGTAAACTACGTCCTTCTTTACCTACTGGTGAAAATTGTTGTGAGTCATCTCCGTTTGTTCTAACATACAAATCTACAATACTTGTAAAACTTGAATTATCAACATAAAACTTTGATGCCGCTTGTAAATCATCTACATCGTTTGGTGTACCACTGCCTGCCAAGTTACCTGGATGGTCATGTAAGTAAAGTGGACCTGTCATGTCATCACCTTGTCTACGTACTGTAGAACTTCTTGGTAATGCTTCTGTTGTTAAGTATGATCCATATAATGCAGAATTGTATTCGTTGTCAGTTAGCGTATGTGTACCACCTGGGTTACCTGCCGCTCCTGCGTTTGCTAAAATTTTGTTTGTGTTTTCTATAGCATCTGCCGCTGTTGGGTGTAAACTTAACTGATTAGCATTTACATACCTTAGGTAGTAAACAGTAGTGTCTGTTAAGTTAGCCGCCGCCGCGTCACCTAATGATACTGTGTATTTGAAACCTTGTCCGTTAATACTATGATCGTAACCATGTAGTGAAACAATAGCATTGTTGTTTACAAAACTACCAATGACTTTTGCATACTCTGTACCATCAGCAGGCTCTGCTCTCATTCTATTTGGAGCGCCTTCAATTTGATATCTGTTGTCGTTGTATTTTTTATCAGCAACTAAATCGTGTACTGAAATTTGTGTTGAATGTGTTGTATTAAAATCTGTTGCCGCTTGATCTGTAATTGGACCAATGTTACCAAGTGTATAATTTCCTGAACCGTTTAAGTAACCACCAATAGTTGGTTGTAAGTCTGAACTAATTGCACCACCACTATTTGTAATAACAAGTTTAGTAGGATCGGTATTATCAATTAAGATACCAGTTCCGCCTTCAACAGTTTTCATTAACAACGATGACCCAGTATCATTGGATACCGGAATCTTGTTAGCACCTAATTCATCTGGTGTGTCTGAAAGTGCAGTAAATCTAATAGTACCACCTTGTCCAAATACTGCATAAAGTTCACTAAAGTTTGTGTTTACTTTACTAAAGGCGTCTCTAATACTATCACCGGTAGCATCATTACCCTCTACACCGATATTAACTGTTTGTTTTGACATATTTTAAAATCCTATTGACTCACCACAACCACAACTTGATGTTGAAGCAGGGTTTTCTATTGTGAAGTAAGAACCAAATACTTCTTTTTTATAATCTATTGTACTACCTAACAAATACATTACACTTGTATCATCGATAGCAAACTCTCCGTTTGGCAGTTTAATAACTTCATCACCTTTATGTGATGCTGTATCTAATGCCCAGTCGTACGTGAAACCAGCACAGCCGCCGCCTTTGATTGATAAACGTACCACTTGCTGATCGTTTTCATTTAACATATTTGTCATGCGTTCTACTGCATTTTCTGTTAGTTGCACTACTGCTGTCATTTTGTTTCCTTACTATTATTTAGTTTATATTTTGTAATCCGAATGTAAACAGGTAAATACTTGTATGTTTAATAGAACAGAACAAGAAGTTAAGTGGTATAGCAGGAAGTCTAAAAAAGGCAAACCCCATTCATACAAGCGTATTAAGACTGTAATAATATTTGAATGTGATAACTGTCACGAAGAATTTAAACGCGACAAAGGACAAGTAGATCCTAAAAGATTAGATAATGCTTATAACCACGTGTGTCCAGAATGCGATCCTAAACGTTTTGCACAAAAGAAAGGTGCTGAGCAAAGGCGCAAACTAAACACTACTGTGGATAGTTTACTTACAATAGATCAACTATAATTATTCAGACTTCCAAATAGTCCAAGCACCGTAGCCAATCGCCGCGTATGCCGCTAATTTAGCAAATGGTCCTGCAATTAGGACAATAACTCCTACTGCGACAAGCATAGCGCCGTCCCAAGAAGTTCGTTCATCAAGTCTGTTTTGAATCCAATTTTTCATTTGTTTACCCTTTGTTTTTGTCGTTCATGTGTTTACGTAATTGAGTTACAAGTTTATCTTTTGTAAGACGTTTGTCTAACTCAATACCGTGTGTTCGACCCATTTCTTCTAATTTTGCTTTTGTCATCTTAGACATGTCTGCTTTAGATGGCACTAAAATTAAAGGTGCTTGTTTCGTACTTGTGCTTTTTACTTTCTTGTTAGCAATGTGATCTGAAAGTTTCAAAGTTTTCTTTTCTCCAGCACCAAAGAGAGATTTAATAAATGATATCATTTCTTTTCTCCGTTTGTAAGTGTAATTACCCCACAAGCCAATCTTTCACCTGCGTTTCCGGTTTTCAACGATTCAGCGTCTCCGCCTTTACCCAAATCATCTGTGTTTTCGTGAACTACTATTGCTCTACCAATAATACTTCTTTCGCCTATTAAGTCAATACGTTCTGCCTTAATTGAAAAATCTGATATCCCGTCAGATCCGGCTGTGATATTTCCTAAATCACCGACATGGCCATTTTTGAGATCTCCATGCTTTACCCCGTCTGGATTATAATGCCCGCCTGCACTCTCGCATCCGTTGGATAAATCGCCAAATTCGTGTACATGAAATCCATGTTCACCTTCAGTTAACCCAGTTATCTTACCCTTTATAAGAGTAGCAGTGCCTGGTCCTTGCATAAAGAAGATAGTACCTTTAACAGTGTCCGAATGGACTAAGTCACATACGGCTACAACATTTGAGTCTTCTGCTTCAGTAATCTTGCTTAGGCTTTCGCACTGACAAGTTCTTGCTTTGGTTCGTTCACAGGATTTGATTTGTTTAAATCGCATACTGTATTTACCTTATGTTCTAACAGTCTGTGTGAAGCAAGGTTCTTATGTTTAGACTCTACCATAATGTCTGCAGAGTCGTTAAACTGTAGAGCCCAGTCATTAACAGCATGATTCCACATCATATCGCTGTGAGCTCGTAGTTTTTGTTTCTTAAAGCCTTGTTCAAGTAATTCGTCCATGTTAGGTAATACGTCAGGATCATGTCCTACAAGTAAGTCTTCACGTGATACACTGTAATGAATAGTAGGACGTACACCACGCCAACTGTCAACTACGCGATGATATCTATCGTCGGAGGGTTGTATGTATTCTCCTGTACGCACCCAGTGATGGTGTATGTCAAGTACGAGTGCGACATGTTTTTCAAGTTCGAGTGACGCATCGATGCCCCACGACATCTCGTCGTTCTCGATCGTAATAACGTTTCTCGCCTCTTGAGATAATCTTGGGAGAGCATTGATGATACCGGCTGGACCTTGTCTACCCGATATGTGGACATTACATTTAAAGTCTTGGAATTGTTGGCCGTAGCCCATCCATCTGATGCAATCAACATGATATTCAAACTCCTCTATACTTCTATTTACTATGTCAGGATTATCTGACGCAAGTACAGTAAACTGACCAGGATGCATAGACACCCTAACATCAAGTTCACGAGCCTTTGCGCCGACGTGAGCGAAGTTGGTCTCGCAATATTTTCGTACATCAGGCTTGCGCCAGAAGTAAGACCAATCAGACTGAGTATAAACAGGCAGGACGTC